CGAAGCGAGCGACGCAGCGCAGGCCGTTTCCGCACATCTCCGCCGCCGACCCGTCGGCGTTCCAGTACTCCATCCGCACGGTCTCCCCGGCGTCGACCACGAGGACACCATCGGCGCCGATTCCGCGACGGCGGTCGCACCACTGGGCGACCTGATCCGGCGTCGGGATGAATATGTCAGCAGTCCGCACCGCGCGCCCTCCCTTCAACACACCCCGCAGGCGGCGGGGCTTCGTCGCCGATCTCGAACGGCGTCGGCCCGCCGGACGTAACACACCCACTCAGCGCCACGCCGACCACAGCGAAGACCAGCACCCGCATCACATATCGCATCATGGCTTTCCCTTCCCCGTTGGCTTTTGAAACCGCGCCTTCACCGCCGCGATCGGCTCATAGAACGCCGGCACCATCGGCAGCACGCCCGCCTGCATCGCATGCCATAGCGCATCAAGCTGCTCCGCGATCGGCGGGTATTCCGCCGCGCGCCGGGCGCGGTAGTCGCCTTCGTGGTGGATCTTCACGTCGTCACCTCGAACTCGGCCGGCAGGTAGGGGAAGGCCTCGACGCGCATCCGGTGCGTGCCCGGCTGGCCGAAGCTCAGCTCCGCCGTGCCGCCCGTGCAGGCATAGCGCACACCATCGATCACGATCTCGCAGGGGTCCGGCAGGCTGGCCAGAGTCAGGCCGGTGAGCGTCGAGGCCTGCGCCAGACGCACAGCGATCTCGCCACCATCGATCCAGTGGCGGGCCGGATCGATGGTGGCGATCGAATCGACCCACGCCAGATCCGCGCGGCCATTGGCCTCGCGCTCGGCCGGCAAACACAACACCACACGCACGACGCGGCCGGACGGCTCGTGCCAGGCGTAATACCGGGTCGCCGGGGTTCTGCTCATCGCACGCTCGCCAGCACAAACAGGTTGTGGAAATTCAGTTCGGCGGTCGACATCTTGGCCTTCAGTTCGACTGTGACCTCTCCCGCCGCGACGGACAGGTTGGCCTGAATCTGATCCATCACCACGTAGCTGCCGGTGCTGGTGACCTTCTGCAATTCGGAAGTGCCGCCGCTGTGAGTCGCCTTCAGCCAGAGGCCGTAGGTGTAACTGGTCCAGCTACCGTTAGGTGCCGAATGTCCGAAACAGAACAACTTGCACGCATCAGCTACAGTGAAGGTGATCGAGGCCACCGTGTTCCAGGTGGTGCCGGCGGCGTACACCGTGGTATCGGTCACGCTGCGCGCCATCGTCGCGGCTTCGAGGTCGAGGTTGTCGGTCGGCACCAGGAGGCCCGGCGTGGCGGTGTCGTAATCCATCGCGCCGGCCATCGCCAGGGTGCGGATGCGATCCGGCGTGCTCTTGCTCACCCATGCGCCCAGCACCTTGCCCATCGCCGCCACGCGCACCTGGCCGCCCGGCCATTGCGGGCTGAAGCCGCAGTTGTTTCTCTCCGGCTCGGCCACCCGCGTCCAGTATTGGCCGTCGGGGCTTTCTTCAACCAGGTAGCGCGTCGTGCCCGGCGCCACGCGCCAGCTCACATTCCAGCGCGGCGCCTCGTCGAGGCCAGTGACCACCCAATACACGCCTGCCACGGTCGGCGCGTCGGGGATCGCGGTGAGGGTCCAGGCAGCCCCCGCCGCGGGCGGCGTACCCTCGTCGGCGGTATGCACGCGGCTGTCTTCGGTCACCGCCGACAGCTCGATCTTCATCCCGCTCGTGTGTTTGGCCGAGAGCAGGCGGCAGTACTTGGCATAGGCGCTGCCCAACCCGAACAGCACATGCGTGCGTTCCTTGTCGTTGCCGGTGTAGGGCGTGATGTCGGGCAGGCTGGCCAGCACCACGGTGTAGGCGTCCGCACCGGCGCTCACCGCCCACGGCCCGCTGAAGCTGCCGTCCAGCTTGCGCAGGCCGACATAGTGCGTGCCAACGCCGAAGGTCAGCGGTTCGCTCACCCCCAGCGTCTTGGTCGCCGCCACCCAGCTCACCGCTTCGGCCTGCTGGCCCCAGTTCGGCAGATCGTGCTGCACGGCGATCAGATCCAAATAGCTGGGGATCATGCCCTCCAACTCAGTCTGAAAGCCGGGCGCGCGACGGCGATACGTGTTGCACGCGGCGAGAAACATGCCCTCGCGCCAGGCCTGCGCGCGCTGCGTCACGCCGAACAGCTTGATCTTGGCCGGCTTCAGTGCCGAAGAGCCCGGCAGCGCCGCCAGGACATTGTCCGGGCGCCAGGTGGCCTCGTTGAAGAATTCCACGTCGATGCAATCGGCGGTGGCTTCGCCCGGCAGCGTGTAGTCGATGCTGAAGCTGCCGGGGATGATGTTGCGCATCGAGTACGTGGCCGCAGGCACCGTCTGTGCCTCGTCGCGCGCGATGCGCAGCATGCCGCCTTGCGGGTAGGGCTTGGCGCGGCCGGCGCGGGCGATCTGCGTCAGCGCCTCCCAGGCCGTGCCCTTGCTGTCGAAGATGCCGTCGAATTTGTCGCCGCGCGCGGCCCAGGTGGCATCGAGCGCGGCCAGCTCGTCGAGCGGGATGCGGTCATCGGCGTAGTTCAGGCCGTTGGCCGAGCTGGCGACGTAGGCAAAGGCCCAGGCAATCGAGCGCGTGGCGGCCGGCGTGCCCCAGCCGGTGATCGGGTCCCAGGCGGGCAACATGCGCGTGGCGATCACATTCACCTTGCGCGCGGACTGCGCCGACAGGCTGTTGGTCGCCTGCATGCGCATTGCCAGCATGGTCACACCGCCGTAGTCCTGTGTGCCCGGCAGGTAGGCGCGCAGAGCCGTCCACAAGATGTCGTGGCCGGCGCGGGCGTCGGTATCCTTGGTGTCGGTGCGCTTGGCGCGCACTTCATAGCGCGCCGCCGAAACGGCATAACGGGCGCTGATGCGCTGCGGTGTGGTGGTCGCCGCCGTGGTGGTGATGGTGCCCAGCTCAACCCAGCTTCCGGTAGGTGTACCGCTACCATCCACCGTGCGCGCCTCGACCACCACTGTGCCGGTCTTCTGATCCAGGCCGCCGCTGCTGTTGGCGTAATAGAGGCCCTTCGGAAACACCACATCAACGCCGATGGCATTCGCCAACGTGCCGCTGGCATTGGCGATAAAACCGCCGATATACGTCCCGGTCGGCAACTCCTGGCTGGCCACCTCGTCGCTGGTCACCACCGCCGTGGGGAACAGCGTTACCGCCTCACCCGGCCCAACCACCTCGTAAGTGATGTCGGGGAAGCTGGCGATCGGCGTGTCCTCGATCTGGATCGCCTCGATGTCGTACTGCCCCTGGCCGATGGTGAAGAGCTGATAGAGGAACTGCTCGTTGCCGACGTATTCGGCATACGGCTCGGCGCCGAAATCGGGGAAGCTGCGGTGCCGCCCGAAGTGTTCTGGGATCGGTTGTCCCAGCCGCGCCTGGTTGCCCTGCGCCTGCAGGTTGTAGGTGGGCGAAGGCGCCGCCAGGCTTTGCATCTGCTGCGCGGCCGTGGGCCGGGGCGGCTCCATCGTCAGGCTGGTGACCACCATGCCGATCGCCATGTTGATCGCCACACCGGCAAACGTCGCCATCGTGCCGCTCAGGCCCGCCATGCCGGCCAGCGCCGCGCCAGGGTTGAACACCATTACCGCCAGCATCGCCACCGTGGCCAGCGGATTCTTGCCGCCACCCCCACCGCCCCCGCCGCCGCCGCCCTGCAGGCCGGGCGGCAGGCCGATGAACTCCACCGTATCACCCGCGCCGACTTCGCGGGTCGGCCAATCCGCGCGCAGCACGGAAAGATCATTGACCTTGCAGTAGAACGGGTAGGCGCAGTCCTGGGGCGCGAGCTGGGCCAGCGTTTCGCCGCCCGACAACGGCAGCACGCGGCGTGCGGGCGACAACGGGTTGAGGGCGTAGATGACGTTCATGGCGGGTTACGCGGCATAGCGGTAGAACTCGACCATTTCCCAGCCGCAGCGGCGGATATCAGACAGCCGCTGCAGCACCGCGCCGCCCTCCGGGCAGTGCATCACCCGTCCGCCATCCACATCGACCCACACGCCGATATGCCAGGGCAGTTTGCGCTGACCCATCAGCACGGCGTCGCCTTCACGCAGCTCGGCACGCTCGATCCGCGTCCAGTTGCTGCGCTCGGGATGCCCGCGGAACGTCTTGATCAGGTGGCGCAGATCGAAAGCCTCGATGTGGATCTCCGGCGTCTCGACGCGGAAGCGCTCGGCCTGCACGCGGCGGAAGAAGGCCCAGCAGTGGGCCGTCTTCGCCCAGGGCGTGCCAATGTAGGGCACCGCCCAATGCTCGACCGCGGGCGGCGCTCTACGGGCCGGGGAAAGCACTTCGTGCGCCGGCCTCATCCCGCCAGCCCCGGAAAGCGCCGCGCGGTGTAGTCCTCGAACGGGAACGGCCGGTTCGCCGCGTTCGGCAGCGCGGCGCGGGCCTCGACGCTGAACACATCGGGGCGGACATAAATCAGGTCCAGGCTCTTCGGCGTGTTCTGCGGCGCCGTCAGATCGGTCGAGATATATGCGCGGTACAGCAGCGTGATCTTCTGGTTGCTCTCGATCGCCAGGTCAAGCTGCTCGATAATCTCGCGCGATACACCGTCCAGCCGCACCACGAATTCCGGCGCCGCCGCGGCATCGCCCATCGGCGGGAACGTGATGTCGAACGCGAAGGCTTTGAACGTCGCGACGGTCACCTCGTCCTCCAGCGTGGCCACCAGGTCATCGTAGGCCAGCACCACGCGCACCGGCTCGGTGAAGTCGGGGTGCGACAGTTCCAGCGTGTCGAGGATCACGCCCGGCCCCGCACTGGCATAAGCCTCGCGGATCGCGGCGGAGAGCAGCGGATCAGGCACCGGGCACCCCCTCCGGCGCCGGCTCAGGCTCCGGCACCGGCGGCACCCGCGACGCCACCAGCGCCAGCACCTGCGCGCTGGCCGTGTCGATCGCCGCCTGCGCCTGTGCGCGCTCGGCATCGTCCTTTACCTGGTCCGGGTGCGGCTGCGGGCCGCTGATGCCCTCGACCGTAGTCGGCCCGGCATAGGCCGGCAGCGCCAGCCGGGTCTGCGCCGCCTCGAAGGCGATCGCGGCAGCCAGCAACGCCGAGTTCTCGCGGCTCAGATCGACCTCGGCCGACATCTCGGCCATGAAGGCGTTGAGCGCATCGAGCTGCACCGCGTCGCCGGTGGCCGCCAGGCGCAGCGCCCGTTCGCGCCGCCACGCCGGCCAGCTCGCCGCGATGATGTCCTGCGCGCGGGCCTGGATCGTCGCCTCGTCCAGCAGCACGTTGCCCATCAGATCAACCGTCAATGCGCTCATGCTCAAACCCTCTTCGCCAGAATCGAAATCCAGTCGCTCACCGTCGCGCCGGTGCCCAGCACCGCCGACCACTTGAAGCCGTCGAAGCTGCGCGTCCAGCTCGTCGTTTCGCGCTTGAGCGCGCCCTGCTGATACACGGCGACGATCTCCCAGCCGACCGGCAGCGCGAAGGTGGTCTGCGAGGCCGTGGCCGTGAAGTCGTGGGCGATCAGGTTCTGGCCGAACTTCGCCATCTGCTCGGCATCGCGCAGCAGCTCTTCGCGCAGCAGATAGGCCGGCACATACACATCGCAACCCGTGGCGCCCGCCTGCGCGATAGTGCCCGCGCCGGCCGCCAGGCCGACGATGCTGCCGACCGCCGTGGCTTCGGACGCCACGCGGGCCAGGCCCTTGAAGGCGCTGCGCCCGTAGGACGTGCCGACATGCAGCAGATCGGTTTCTTCGTCGTAGGCCAGCGCGGTGACGGCGTTGCTGGTGCCGGCCAGCAGGCAGTTGGCGTTCGCCTCAAACATCGGGCGCTCGGTTTCGTAGATGTGCTTTATTTGCTCGGCGGTGAGCGAACCTGCGCCAGATCGCAACAATGAAAGGGTGCCATTAGTGAGCGGAAACGTTATGGTTTGATCGCACCCAATGGCGAGGGTGGCAGAAGCATTGCTCAACGAACCAGAGGCGTTTGTTACAGTTGACGTACCGTTCCGTGAATCATTAATCCAAAGCTCGGTGGTTGAGCCGACGCGCTGGCACACAATCAGCCGTGGAGCCGAGTCGTCAATAGTGATAGTTCCGTTAATGACATCGACCGTAGTCCATCCGTCATCCGTGATCTGAAAAACAAGAACACCGGAAGATGCCACATACGCCTGAATCCCACTTCCAGACCAACTACCCGAATGGTAGCCGCGCAAAAACAGATATTCGATGGAGCTATTCGCCGCCTCCTCTAGCCAAAACATGAAATAAAAATCGCCGGTCCCGAAATCCAGATCGGAGTTGTAAGGCTGTTCGAGGAAGTTCGCCGCGCTGAAGCCGCTGTAGCCAACAAGCTGCGCGCCCGAGGCGACAGCGGCCTTGGTCAGCGAGCCGAAGACCTGCAGGCCCTTGGCCTTGACGCTGCGGTCGACGTCGGCGAGGCGGCAGGAGATGTTGTCGAAATCGGCGTAGTTGCCGTTGGTGTTGTCAATTTCGGCGGAAATGTAGGTCGTCGTTCCCGTCGCCGTGAATGTGATCGCGCTGCGCGCATTAGTTACCAGGCCTACGCTGCCGAGATTCGCGCCGCCGGCACTCGTCCCTGCCATAAAATAATAGCCCGTCGAAGTTCCGGCTGTGTACTCGACCGCCACCGTGTAGGTCTTCCCGACGACGGTCGTGATGGCCTGGGTGGCGTACCCGTAATTCGCCGCGCCGTTGGTGATACGCAAACGGTTTGCCACGACCGACACCGCCGCGCCATTTCCTGCCGTCCAGCCGGTGGTATCGGTCGCGAAATCGCCGTTGGTCACCAACTCGCTTCCGGTGATGGTTTCCGCCACGCTGTCGGCCAGCCACGCGCCGCGAATGTCACCCGGCAGCCAGCCGGAGTTGTAGTCCTTGGTGATGAATACCGTCATGCCGTTGGCAATGGTTGTACGGTTTTCGATCAGACGCGAAAACCCTTCGGCGTGACCACGTACTTTCTCCTGCCCGGCGGCGGTAATTGCCGACACAGCCCCGGAGAACGGCCCGCTGGGAGCAGTGCCGGCAACGTACCGCCTACCGTAGGTGAGCATGTTGGCGACATCAGCGGTCGGCAGCGGTGCGGTGTAAAGCTCCTGTAGGTAGTAGCCGCCGGTGACAATTTCGCCATCGGGCGAAAATGCTATTTTTGTCGGGGTTTGATTAGCCGCGAATCCGGTGATGTCCCACACGTTGCCATCATCCTTGATGACGCTGACACCGCCATTTGTGGTCACGGCAATGGTCGGCACCGGCAGCCCGGTAGCGATGTCAAACGGGGCGGTGGGCAGGACGGTGATAGCGACGTCGGCCACTACGCCATTGACAAGCGCGCCAGCCGTCTGCGCGCTACCCCACGTCCCTGCGCTGTTGCGCGAGGCGAGCGACAGCGTGTCGATGGTCAGATCGGTCGCGTTGCGCTTCTCGGCACGGTCGGCGACGAACCGCAGCGCGACCTGCTGCGTACTCATACCAACGGCAAGATGCCCGTTCAGGGCGGCAACCGATGTCACCGTGCCGCTGTGCAGCGCGTAGTTCGCTGTGGTGACGAACACCAT